ATGATAGGAAGGATAGCCATTGTGATCTCCATGTGATTACCATTTACAGCCTGAGGTTCGGGGAGCGAGCGCAGCGAGCGACACGCTCCCACCCCTCATATGATTCAATTACTCTTTTGCGATTTACCTACCCACCATGCCCCGTCAGGTTCATGCATTTCGTAGTCATGGTATGCAGCGAGGTAATCGATGCATTCTTGACGAGAGAATTGGGTAGCTCTGTCGTTTCCAGTTTCGAACGTGTGGGTTCGAGTGTGGCGATTGTATGAGATGGACACTTGACCATCTTGTAGATCGCCAAGGTATTGCTGAGTAATGCGATTGAAGAGCTTAGGCATGATAGGATTCTCCGAAGATGTGTTGATAGCGCAGGTTCATGAGGATATAGCCAAGGTGATTATGGCCTTGGCCTTTGTAGACACCCCAGAAGGTGTCACCCCATTGATTGGTCTCTTCGATATATTGAGGAAATGTATCGGTGAGCCAATCTCTTAACGGCTTAGTGTTGAACTTAGCTGTTAAGATGGAGGTCATGATAGGAAGCCGAATGGCGTTCCAATCAGGACGGAGAGGGTAAGCCCTAGCAGCTTTCTTAGCTGCGTATGGGCTGGTAAGCGATCGAATTGTAGATGAGATGCGAGGATCAGTGAACTTACTCGCCTGGTAGGCGTGTTCACTGGTCGCCCAGGAAGCCCGCTCCCAATAGAAGGGAGCAGGGTACATGTTGCTGAGGAATTGATGGCTTCGCTTGAAGCCTAAGATCGGAGGTGCGTAAGCTGAGAATAATTCTTTAGTGGGCATTAGCGATCTCCAAAGTTGCAGGCGCAAGCGCAGTTATTGCCTGGTCCGCCATCACAGATAGGACAGACGTAGTCTGTGTCTGTGTAGATTGGCAATGTCTCAGGTATGATAGGAGGATCGAAGATGTCGAACTCCTCATCGACCTGAGGAACGTCTGGGTTATGGAAGCTGATCAAGAACATAGAACTCTCCATGAAGTGACAACGAAGCAGGATTGCCCGCTGACGCTAAAGGGTTTCATGCAAATGAGAACGAGACAGATAAAGTGCCCGACCGAGTGAGCGTAGCGAACGACCGAGGGCTCACTATGATATCACGAGTGTTGGCGTGTCACCTGTGGCATATTGTTGCACCTAGATTGAGGATAGGATATCGTATGGTGCGACAATGTGCCATAGGTTACCCCCTTGCGGGGTTGACACGACACCATTTGTATGACGCTGTGCGTCATTAGCGGGCAATCTGTTGATGATGATAGGACCAAGCCGTTCATTTTACCCGTAGTGAGCGTACGAGGAGCACAGCTTTGTGCGACGAGTCTGAGTAACGCAGCGCAAGCGAGTAACGCAAGCAGCGATCTACCACGCGCAGGACAAGTGTCCGAGCATGGTCAGGGCGGCGTATTATCAGCCTCTCGCCTCCCTGCGAACGAAGTGAGTGGGGCTCGAACGTAGCGGAGCGCAGTGAGGATATGCAAGATGTCTATCGCGCAGAGACACGAGGAGCGTAGCGACGAGTCTACAGATAGATGATAGGAAGCTGGTGGGTACCAGGATACCACATGTATATCAGATAGATATGGTAACGAAGGGTAGCTACTAGTAAGACACGCCTGTGTCTACTCTTATTACCAGGAGAACCCCCTGGTACCGGGGGTAGCAGGGGTTTTGTTTCAGGTTATGTATGTGAATCAGACGCTTAGATTATCTAAGAGAAAATCTTGGTACCCTTAACTACCAATTAATTCCAGAGCCGATTACTCCTGGTACCAATGGTACCTATAGTATCTAGTACTGTAACTAGATCTACCATCTTGTACCTAAGGTATCTGGGGGTACCTATGGTATACTAAGGTATTATATAGAAAGGAACCTAAAAATGTCAAGAGATATAAATAAATATTTTAATTGCTAATTAAGGTATTGACATTTCCCTTAATATCGAGTATAATATAGGTAAGATGGTAGACTCAGTTACAGAAAACCAATCTCTCGGACCTCAGTTTCCTGAGTTTTATAGGAATTCCCCGTTCCATGATGAGCAAGGGAAGCTGATACTCCGTAAACTATTCTTTGAAATGACCCTTCCTAGTGAAGGGAAAGACAAGGTAAAATATACACTTAAGGACTTTGATCACCAAGGGTACCCCTCCCTCTACAGGCTGTACCTTGAAGCCTCTGATCCGACAGAGTACACCTTCGCTACCAAACATTTCTACAACTACGATCACTGGATGAAGGTCTCCCAGACCAGATGGATGGCACCTCTCGTGTCAAAGTGGCGTACTGAACTAGAACTTAAGATCCGATCCGCTGCTCTAGCCCGCCTTATCGCGGAAGGCAAGGCTACCACCAGCAAGAACTCTTTTCAGGCTAACAAATATCTCCTAGAAAAGGGATGGCTCGACAAGGAAAGCAAGGGCCGACCAAGCAAAGAGGCAGTCCAGGCTGAAGCTAAACGCCAAGCTGCCGAACTCAAGACACTAGACGAAGATTATTTAAGGATTGTCACAGATGCAAATTAGTCATGTACTTGCCCCTACCTTCACCCGTCCCTCTGACACCACAGCTTATGCCGATGGTGACCTTGTAGCCAACAGTACCACAGCTGGTTCTGTCGTGCCTCTGGTCTTCCAGATACCTACGGGTATCGGCAGGAACATCCAGATCATCGGTGGCACCCTCCAGAAGTCTGACCAGACTGACGTAGCCAACGCTGAGTTCCGAATCCATGTCTACTCCTCGTCTCCGACTCCTGCCAACGGTGACAACGGTGCATGGTCGACCGACATTGCAGGGTACCTAGGAAGCCTAGATTTGAGCGTACAGCTGGCTTTCACAGATGATGCGTACATCCGTACCTATGTGACTGGTGCAGCCGTCCTGAGCCATTTTATGGGCACTGGGAGGCAATTGTACGGCCTACTCGAAGCAGACGCGGCTTACACCCCTGCTTCCGCTGAAACCTTTACCGCTGGACTGATCATAGCCCACGTCGATTAGACCAGTCTAGACTATGGCCCGAATTGACGAAATACGGGAACAGGCCCTCGCTGACCTAGAGGCGTTCATAAAGCTTGTCCATCCCCAGAGGCTCCTCGGACATGTCCATAAGGACCTTATCCGGTGGTGGAACCGACAAGAAGCTAAGTCCCACCAGTTAGTACTACTCCCCCGCGATCACATGAAGTCTGCTTTGGTCGCTTATCGTGTCGCCTGGGAGATTACGAAGAATCCTTGTATCAGGGTGCTGTACATTTCGTCTACAGCAAACCTGGCGACGAAACAGTTAAAGTTCATCAAGGATATCTTAACCTCGGACAACTACAGGCGCTACTGGCCTGAGATGGTTGAACGGGATGAGTTTAAACGGGAGAAGTGGTCTGAGACCGAAATCGCAGTCGACCACCCACTCCGGAAGAAGGAAGCAATACGTGACCCGACTGTCTTTACCGGAGGTCTTACGACAAGCCTTACTGGCCTCCACTGCGACGTGGCTGTTCTCGACGATGTGGTCGTTCAGGAGAATGCATATACCGACGAGGGACGGACAAAGGTTAAGACACAATACTCACTACTTTCTAGTATCGAAGGAACTGATGCAAGAGAGTGGTGCGTAGGAACTAGGTACTTCCCTGAGGACCTCTACTACGACATGTTGAACATGAAGGTAGAGATCGTAGGAGAAGGTGGAGAGATTCTCTCAGATGAGCCACTCTACGAGGTCTTCGAGCGACAGGTCGAGACACAAGGGGATGGTTCAGGTGAATACCTCTGGCCCCGTCAGCAACGCTACGATGGCAAGTGGTTCGGATTTAACAAAGAGATTCTTGCGAAGAAGAAAGCGCAATATCTGGATAAAACCCAGTTCTTCGCTCAGTACTACAACAACCCTAACAACTCAGAAGACAGCACGATTAAACCAGAATGGTTCCAGTACTACGACAGGAACTTCCTGAAGCAGAATCAGGGGTATTGGTATCTGAAAGATCGAAGGCTGAATGTATTCGCTGCCATCGATTTTGCTTATTCGACGAAGAAACGGGCGGACTACACTGCGATTGTTGTCGTAGGCGTGGATGGAGATCGAAACTACTTCGTCCTCGACGTCGACAGGTTTAAGACCGACCAGATCTCAGAGTACTTCTCTCATCTCCTCGCACTGTATAAACGCTGGGGATTTAAGAAACTGAGAGCTGAAGCGACAGCAGCCCAAGAGGTGGTAGTCAAAGCGTTAAAGGAAGACTACGTACGCAAGTTTGGCCTCGCTCTGTCGATTGATGAATTTAAGCCGACTAAGGCTGAAGGTACTAAGGAAGAGCGCACCGAAGGTGTCCTCCAGCCGAAATATCAGAACAGACAAGTGTGGCATTACCGTGGGGGAAATTGCCAGCTTCTTGAAGAAGAGCTAGTCCTCCGATATCCATCGCACGATGATATCAAAGACTGTCTAGCGTCCTGTATCGATGTCGCCATTCCTCCTCTCGGTTTCGGCCCTGGTGGTATGAATGCTCCTCTCGATCCGAATCGTATGAACACACTGACACCGTATATCCACAACAGATTTGGAGGAATAGGCTAGTGCCTAATGTAGGTCAGAAACAACAACCGAAACCGTATAAGCGTTTCGAGAAGAAAGTTAAAGAGACAGACGGTCGTACCTTCACTGTCTTACGGGATGACAGAGTTGTCCAGGGTACACCTAAAGAAGCTGTCAATAAGACTAACAAAAGAGACTTCGACGACCACAAGCAGTATGTCAATCGTGAGAAGAAAGACGACAAGAAGCCTCACGGGGATGACACTCGGTACATGAGGTACTCTAAGAAAGTGAAGAAGTACGACATATGACCGGATCAGTCCTCGACCTCGACGATATCCTTATACCGGATCATATAGCGAAATCCATCGCTCTGAACTGGATCTCCTGGGATACCGCACGTTCCTCAGTGAAACAAGATTGGGATGAACTT